AACCACAGTCTTTTTAGGAGGGGGTTTTACATTTTTAACTGATATAATCGGTAACATAAATGTAGGTGATATCTGTATGTTGGTTTGGCGAGAAATAAATTTGGCCAAAATATAGTCCAAATTGTCGAATTTTACAGATGTTTCAGATTCTTCATCATCATCATCATCATGGGTAAAAATACTAATATCATCAACATTCAGTTTTGGTAAATCTTGTAATAAAGTGTTCAAAGTTGTGAGTAACCCGTCTGATTCAGGATATGCGGTTTTTACCTTTGAAATTGCTTCTCTACATCTAATTAAATCATCAATGCATGTATGAGTCAAATAGTCACTTACATTTTCCGTCATCCCATACTTAGTGGTATAGTTATCAATAACTTTATATATTTGTTCTTTAACCGCCTTAAATTTATTTATTATATCTTCATCAGAACCTAATTCTGAATACATGTACAATAATATTCTATATACACGCTTCTCATGTACCGACCATGGGAAATATGTATTTGTGTTTTCCATATTCACACCCGTTAGTATTGTGCGTTGGTTTAGATCATTAGTCATATCCTGATTGTTTTTAACATATTTAACATTTCCTAATAATTGAAATATCATACTATAATCAATTGAGCCCATTACGTTTGTCGTATTCGTATCATCATCCATCAGTGCTGTTTGTAAGCATACTGTTTGATAAGGAATAAGATCACCTAGCGATTTTAATAATGAAGCATGAAACTTAAACGGTTGGGAAACGGAATTTACAATATTAACTACATTCGTAATAGTTAAATTGTCTTTGTCTAATTCCCCTGCATTATGTGAGTCACTACCATTTTCCGAGAAAATTGTTACATTGTATCGGGTCAAGTTGTTATTCGATTGAATGTGAAGCATGGTTATACCTGTAGGACTATATACAGTTATTTCAACCGGTTTTTGTAATTCATTCGATTGTAATTTATTCGATGTATCATTATTAAGTTGGTAACGTTCTTCCGTCGATTCTTGAAAAGCAATTTGTGATGGTGCAGAACCGGCATCTATGTTTAAAAAAGGGGCTACTTTTCCATTTATATTATATAAACTATCTTGAAGAACTTGACTAAATTCAACATTGCCCGTATTGTTCGCATCAGAAGTTATTAATACTTTTGTATTATTATACATTGACGGAAATATTCCCTGACCAACCTCACGATGTCCAATTTGCAATTCGGTTTTACCATGTCTTTGAACACATCGCGGAACAATTGCGATGTTCAACATATCTAAACATAATTCGGATGCAACGTGTTCTGTATAATTGACGGGTTTTCCATTCACATAATACATATTACGCAATTTTGGAGTATATTGTTTGGTTTTTTGTTCAATTAATGATAGTGTATTTGTATCCAACGATGACAAATCGTGTGGAATTTCTGCCCCCCACATAATTAATGCTCCAAGTTCAGTATATTGTAATCGAATCGTGACTAACGCTTCGGTTTCATTTATCTCCATTTTATACAATGATGGTTCAATGACTCCTTGCTGTACATAGGTTCGCAATTGACCCTTTAAAATATCAATGGTTTTATCTCTTTCCCCTTTTGCTACACTATATGTTATACCACGTTGTTTCAGAAATTCTATCACTGAATATCTTAAATTAGTAGTAAATATGTTATTATAACTAGCCAATGACGCAGCACGTTTTCCTTGGATTTGTATATTATAGACATTTTCTTCATTTTTTATGGACCCTATTAATTCATTCGATGAGGTCACTACGACATTATCACGATCTGGTAAGTCAAATGGTAAGTATAATTTAAATACATCATTCCATGGTATTTCTAGTAAATATACAATTAGCTCTTGTGGCGATATGTATTGCTCCATATTTTCTATTATATCAGCAAGATCCGGTGAAAAATTGTTTTCTTGAAACATATTAATATATAGTATATATGAATGACTATATAATAATCGATTATAGTGATACCGATACAGATTGGTTCATGGAAATAGAAACGTCAATCCAACGTTTCTAAATTTCAAGGATTTATATCTCTGATGCAGTTCCAATATTGGTTGTTACTGGCTGAAATGAGGTTTTCACAAACACGTTGGTTTCACTGTGACCAACGGGAGCTTTTTCCATTACAATTTGTTCCTCCAATGTAACTGGTTGTTCAGAAGTCATATCGGCGGATCTTGGTTCCTCATGGGGAGGTGTTCCTGCATCAATTTCTTGTTTGATTTCAACTGCACGTTCGGCAGGTGTATTTGTATGTTGAATGTAAGTTGCCTTACTATGTACAAGAGCGCTGCGACGTAAAAGAGTGTAAGCAACGAAAATGTATAAAACGGCTAAAACGGGGTGAGAATACAAAAAGAGGGATACAGTGATGCAGAAAATAGAGACCAGACCAAGAGGAGATTCAATATAAGGAGACATCCAAGTAGGTGTGGAGATCGGTAAAACTAAATACATTACAAATATCGCAAACACGAGTGCTTCCGATATTTTCACGGATTTCATCATTGATTGCAATTTCATTATATAGGATATTCAGATATTTTCAGGGGGTCACAAATAAAAATGGGATTGATACGAGATAAAATTGAAAACATATAAACATAATGTTTGTAGAGTATAAAAGACAAAAACCTTAGAATTTGATTATGAGTGTCCAATGGAAACGACGCCAAATGTTACATGCGAAGAAAAAGGAGGTGACGAAACCTGCGAAACTTTCTGATGAAGATTGTGAAAAAATACGTACAGCATCTTATTTGGGAAAAAAAGGTTACACCATTCCGTTGGAAATATTGGGTGAAGAAGAAGTTGAATTTCTACACAAGGATTTATTCATGAAACCGGTTACGATTGGTCCATCATATGGTGCTCCTGGAGCACAAGACGAGGGCTCCTTTCCTGTCTATCGCGAAAATGCGAAAAAAATATACATTCCACGATTTTATGGAATTCAACGATATGGACTACCAAATCGATCGGAAATCACACAAGGCGATACAATATCCGTGGATTTCCCTAAACCTCTTCGCGATTATCAAGACAAAATTGTGGATGTTTATATGAAACACGTTTCTCAATCCATATGCAGTGGTTCCGAACACGTTGGTGGTGGAGGCATACTCGAGGTCCCGTGCGGACGAGGAAAAACTGTCCTTTCTTTAAAACTCATTAGTCTCCTTCAAAAAAAGACCCTAATTATCGTGCATAAAGAGTTCTTAATGAACCAATGGATTGAGCGCGCGAATGAATTCTTACCTGGAGCAAAAATTGGGAAAATTCAAGGTCCCATGTTTGACGTGGAAGGAAAAGATTTGGTCATTGGTATGTTGCAAACGTTATATGACCGCGCTTTGCCTGAAAACGCCTTTGATAGTTTCGGTTTGACTATTGTAGATGAGGTTCATCGCATTGGGAGCGAACAATTTTCCAAAACATTGTTGCGTGTATTAAGTCCAAATATGCTCGGTATTTCCGCAACAGTGGATCGAAAGGATAAATTGACAGATGTGTTGTATATGTTTATCGGTCCAAAAATCTACAAAGAGGAGCGCGAGAGCGATGATCCTGTTTGTGTTCGAGCAGTTGAGTACATATCGTCCGATCCACAATTCAATGAAACCGAATATGATTTCCGAGGTCAAGCGAAATATAGCACGATGATTTCGAAATTGTCGGAATTTGGCCCTCGAAGTGATTTTATTGTTCGCATATTGGGTGATTTGGTTAAGGAAAGTCAGACGAGAGGAGATGAGGCCCAAATCATGGTTTTATGTCACAATCGGTGTCTTTTGAAATATTTGTATGAGGCAATTGTTCATCGTGGGTTCGCCACTGTGGGATATTATGTGGGTGGGATGAAACAATCGGCTTTACAAGAAACGGAGGGGAAACAAATCGTGTTGGCGACGTATGCGATGGCTGCAGAGGCATTAGACATTAAAACATTGTCCGTTTTGCTGATGGCTTCACCTAAAACAGATATTACCCAATCGGTTGGACGTATATTACGCGTGCGTCACGACAATCCTGTAGTGGTCGATATAGTGGATAGACACGACATCTTTCAAAACCAATGGAGACAGCGTAAAACGTTTTATCGAAAATGCAATTATCGAATATTGTCTATGGACAGTGTCCGGTATCAAGGGATGTCTTTGGATTGGAAAACAGATAAGACATGGGCCAAAGTATTTGAACCACGCGGTTCTGCGAATAAGGAGGCACATCCTGTTTTACAGAAAAAATGTCTGATTTCCATCAAAGACCTGGATATTGATGAAGATTCATAATTTTGTAATAAAATTGAACTTCGGGTTGTATTGAATATGAATTATATTACTCATATTCAATTTGAATTATCATTCACTATTCCGCGTTACGATATGCTAGAGGATAAATTATTGCTTCCACGGAGAACCAAACGAGCAAAGGCATTGCGTACAATACAACTCTATGGTAAATATACCGCAAAACATATACGTATATTAGAAATGGTTTCTATCAATCAACAAAAAAATGTACAGCGAAAAAAACCCAAGGGGTCAAATTCATAGGGTCACTAACGTTTCCGAACCGTTCTTCTTTTCTTAGTTGCCCTTGTTTTTCTTTTCTTATCTGACTTTGCACCCTTTTTCTTTGAAGATGCACGTTTTTTATTACGACGCTTTGTTTTTCCGCCACCATTCATTCCACAAGAAGACGAAGGTAGTAATGATCCTGGATGATCAGTCCATGCTTCACCGTATTGACTTGCATTATAGGTTCCGGTAGATAATGTTGAAATTGGATCCATTTTGCTCATATAAGGTGGGAGGACGTTATCGGTTGATGTAGTAATGGAAGCATGCATAATGTGTTATATATATATTATGCATACAAATAAAGGGAACCCAGGTTCCCTTTAAATCCCTCCTTACTGTAATTGATGGGCGGAGGCCCTACTCTTAACAAAGTTGTCGAATATGTACAATTTTTCCACGCGCGCCTTCAGCCACTTTTAATGGTACCCAACGTTTAAATTTGCTATGAAAAAAACATTCTATGGGTATTTCCTTCTTCAAATCCACATACTTATCTATACGCGTATCTTGAAAATCATCTTCATCGTCACTCTCTTCTAAAGCATCCAAATTTTGGTTCTCTTTTATATTACGGAACAAATGATTCATATAAAAACTGGTTTTCACACTCGGTATATAAGCAATTCCACAATAAACCCGCTCAGATCCCTTACCAAATGCATACAAATGATAAATATCGTTTTGTAAATCCGCTTTGACTTCAAATACTGTAGTCATATTATATTGTGGCTTTCCAAAATGAAAATCAGGTAATTGAGGCGGAATAAATAAAAATTCTTCAATGCCTGAAGGAAGCCCTGATTTTGAAACTGAAGGTAAAATACTGCGGGACATGGGTATATTTATGTAGGGAACAATTGTATGTAACGACCGATGTTGCAAATGATGTATTTGATATGGAATTTGTTCCAACCACATATCTGGTACATGATCAGGATCGTCTTCTGTAATTGACCACATAACCGGACAAACTATGGGTAATTCTTGATTTTCAACAAATATTTCAGGATGGTTGCTCATTAAGTTTTGCAAAAAACCTAGTTTTTCAGAAAAAGGCTGTTTTGCTAAAAAAACTCCTCCCGAATATATCACATCCTCTATTACAAAAAAATCCCCTTTTTCTTCCATTTCGCATATAGAACCGTACAAAATAGTACCATACGCAATGGAATTCGGAACATGCGCAATATTTATTATTTTCATGATGGTGACCTTCTTTTCGCGGTTTAATTCCATACAAAAACAAACGTTTTTATCACGATAAAATGAAAACCATAAAAATGCCTTCTTTCCATAAGGAATGGCTAAAGTTACTTGATATTCATTGGAAACTTTCTTATGTGAAATCGTTTCATAGGAAAGTTCAAAGGATGGGAACCGTTTCATAATCGCAGTAATTTGGTTCATATTAAGAGTATTCATGACTGGTAGTATATAGTCAAATTTAATATTTAAGCTGTTTCAAAATATATTTTATGGGTTCATTTGTCTGCTAATAAAGTCAGACAAATCTTCGTTCATAGTACGTAGATCAAATGATGTTAAATCGGTTTTGTCTTGCATTGTAGAATGTGTTTCAGCTTCGCTTAATTTTCGCAACCAATCCTCTTTTTCCTTTTCATTTGTTTCTTGAAGTTCATCCATAATGGTCTGATATTTTTGTATATGAAATCCGACAACATCTTTTGTTTTTTTTGTAGTATAAGTATCTTTAAAATAATTGACTAAATTATCGATAATGAATATAATGAGTAATGATGATAAAATTGTCCATAACCACATATTGAAATATGATTTTTATATGTGTATAGCACTCTGAGAGAATTCATTTTGCATTATTAAACACATTTTTATTTGCGGCGACGTGTTCGATTTTTTTTACCACCTGTATGTTTCATTGTAATTGGGTCAGGAACTGCGTTTGGTACAACGGGTATTTCGACCGTATCATTATCCTCATTTAATATACTACCAATATCAGTCGCAGAACTTGTATCAACATCTGCATCGGGACTAGCATCTGCATCGGGACTAGCATCTGCATCGGGACTAGCATCTGCATTGGGACTAGCATCTGCATCGGGACTAGCATCTGCATCGTGACTAGCATCTGCATCGTCAAAATAAGAGCTTTGGTTATTAACCTCTAACGAAGTATCGGGTAACGAAGTATCGGGTAACGAAGTATCGGGTAACGAAGTATCGGGTAACGAAGTATCGGGCGTTTTTGCGATTGTTGATAATGTATCAACGTGTTTTTGTAAAGCATCATTTACATTATCCTTTTCCTGTTCTAATTGAACATGTAAATCATCAATTTGTTGTAATTGATTTTTATTGTCTGTTTCTAATTCTTGAATTTTTTCATTTAATCTCTGGATTTCTTCTTCCAATTCACTGTTTTTTTCATCCATATCGGTCTGGATAGATTCATCTTTTTCATCTTCATTATTATTTTCATCATTTTCTTCTTCTGGTGACGAAGAACTTTCGTTATCTGGATGTATGTTACTAAACTCTTCTTTTGCACTTTTATCGGCAGTTTCAGTTGCACCTGTAATAATATCACCAACCGATTCGAAAAAACCCTTTTTTTCGTTATTATCGACAGGACTGCTATTGTCACTCGTGTTGTTTTCGTCCTCATTATCTTGTGTAATCTCTTCATTTTCGTTATTAGCAGTATTTTGAAGTAATGTCGAACGAGGCGTTTCTACAGGATTTCCTTCTCCATCCATTTGTACAGTCCCACCCAACATTTTGGAAGGAACTTTATATCTACGCCGTCTAGAAACACGTTGGCTTCCTTTTGGTTTATAAATAGAATATTGGTTTTTACTATTCGCCATGGAAATAATATATATAGTATCATAAGATTATACATTTTACGCATTGACTATACAAATTATTATTTGAAAATCAATATAAACAATTGCTAAATAGAATAGTAACAGTACAGAAATGCCGTCTGGAATACTCGTTGAAAAAAATGGATCTTTAAAAGAGATTGATTGCGATGAAGTTGATGAAACTGAATATTACAAATTAGTAGGGATGAAGCGCAAAAGCAAGGATTTTAAAAAGCATACTACATGGGAGGTTGAAATGGACGGGAAACACTATCGTATCCAATTGTACGGAAAGGATAAGGGTAGTGCAGGACAAGAAAATAAATATGATTTTCCACCACCTGTCGATGAAACTCTTTTTTTCGGGCCGTGTCTTTTAATAAATACAAAAAAGGACGGAACCGTCAAGAATTTGTCTAAATTGTTATGGACCTCCATATATGAACATTTATTTGGCGGATTCGAGGATATTGGTGAAGAAGATAGTGAAGAGGATGAGGAGGAAGATGAAGAC